ATTTCCCCACGGTTCACCACATGTATTAAAAGCGAAACAGCATTTGTCAAGACATTATGCACACATGCATGGTCGCTGTGGCATTTGTTCCTTTGAAAATTTGTCCTTTGATCCCAATACCTCATCGGGGTATCCTTTCAAAGACAAGAAAAGAGAAATTATCCAGAAGTACGAGCAGTACCTGAGATGGTTTTATAGGGACGGATGCCCGGACAGACCAATGCCAATTTATTCTGTCACACCTAAAGTTGAGTATTTGGACAACAATGAAATAGCAAGTGGAAAGATTCGCCTTTTCACGAATCCACCTCTGGATTATCTTATGCTGGAGAAGAAGTACTATGAACTTCAGGACGACCTGATGTTGCAGTATGATCCCCAGACATGGAGCGCACTGGGCTTTGTAAAAGAGAAAGGAGGTTGGAATGCGTTTGTAAACAGGTTATCGTGGCGCGAGTTACCAACACACGTAAGAAAGTTTTTCAAATTGGACGTAGGAAAATGGGATAAGGCCTATGGTTCGGGATTGGAGGAAGTTTGCGATGATGAGAGAAGAAAGTGGTTCAATTTCGTACCCACGGCTGAGCAGGAGGAAGATCTTGCTTTTCTGAGGGACGAGGCCATCTTCTCTTTCGAGATCTTGCCTAATGGTGAATTATACGCAACAAGCGTTAAACAAAAGAGTGGAAGACTTCGAACATCGACGAACAACACCCTGGCTCACATTTTTATTTGGTTTTACCATTACGAACGAATGTGTGAGAAACTGGGGATACCACCTACTTACGAACACTGCATGAAGACACTAACAATGTCTATCTACAGTGATGATGTGCAAGGGTCGACTCTGGATGAGCGATTCATCGATCCGTTGGAACTAGCGGAAACGTATTCCCATTTCGGAATGGAAATGAAAGAATTCGATGCATCGGAAGATCCCACATCCATTCACTTCCTTGGATGCTCAAATATGCGTTGGAGAAACCATTGGGTACCAAAATACAACGACGACAGAATGTACTATGCACTGTTCTACGTTGCAGGAAGAATGAGTGACCGTGAGAGAACACAACGAATCAGTGGATTAGCCCACAATCTTGCTTTCAGCGAGCAATACGCAGACACAATAATTTACCTACAAAAGAAATTAAGCGAAGAAGGTCGCTGGGTAGGCGCCCCCCCGATTGACCCTGGTCGATTGAAGGTGGACTACCTCCCAGCGGGGAGCCTAGGCAATTAGGGACCAAAAATTCCACGGAAGGAACCACAAACTGGAGACTTCCGAGATCGACCGAGAATCGATCCATCAAATCTTTGACTTGATTATTGCAGGTGTAAAGGAAGGAGACGTAAAAAGTGTAACTAAGTGTTGCCGCACAATAATTGAAATAACTATCGAGCGCGCAGACGAACTGAATTTAATTGATTTGGAAGATGAGCAATACGCAACCGTCAAAAAGAACTTTGAGAAATCGGAGGAGGAGAGTGAAGAAGAGAGCGATGATGAAAGCGTGCGCAGCGATGTACATGCAGCCAAAGGGCGCCAACGCGACCCTACCCCCAGGAGTTGTTTCCGGGGGGGGCGCGTACTTCAAAAGAAAGTCGCCCCGAGTCGTCGGGCGCGGCGCCTACTTCGCTCCCGATTACTTTGAACGCTTAGGCGAAGGTTTCTTCGGAAACCGAGGCAAGCTAGTCGGAGAAGGAGTTTATGATGTCCTGAAGGCCTTTGGACTTGGGAAGTACAAAGTGAAGAGGAACAGTCTGGTCCAGAAACTAGATATGGGAGACGAAGTGCCCCGTGTTAGGAATTCAAACCAAGGAGAAGGTTTTGTTATTCAGCACGAGGAGTACATCGGCGACCTCTTAACAGGCACAGGAACTCCTACACCATTTGCAACAGAGTCGTTCAATATTAATCCTGCCAACCCAGAGCTATTCCCGTTTTTGTCCGCGATAGCAGAAAATTTCGAGGAATATGAATTCCGAGGACTTTTGTTCACCCTTAAGTCTTTGGCAAGTGAAGCAACCACTGCTTTGTCACTTGGCAGCCACTTTGGAGCGGTGCAGTACGACGTAAACGATCCAGCGTTTACGAATAAGCAGGAGCTTGAGAATTATCAATACGCCAACTCGAAGAAGGTTAGCAAGTCGTTTATCCTTCCGGTTGAGTGTGCCAAAGGCAATGATGTTCTCGCTCATTTGTACACCGCACCAAGTGGGGTCATTCCCGCTGGAGCTGACTCTAAGTTCTACAATTTAGGCCGATTAACAATCGGTTCGCAGGGCTGTCCGGCCGCGAATACCCCAATCGCAGAATTGTGGGTATCTTACGAAATTGCATTGTTCAAACCGAAATTGACCGCAGGTGGCGATCTACAAACAGCCACCATCACCGCCCATTATTATTCGACGGATTTCACGAATGCGAAACCCCTCGGCCAAACTTGGAATTCGAACTACG